AACCCTGAACCTGCCAACAGATTGCCTACTAACTTCAAAACCTCGCTCGTTCAAAACTTTAGCAATAACAGTTGATTGAATAGTTTCATCTGCTAAAGCCACCAGCAAATCTTGCTGATCTTGTTTTTCCAAACTGTTAAGAATTGTGTCAAGACTGCTTTTAGCGCCACCTGTTTTGCTAGGTGAGTTTTTTATCTGATCTAGTAACTTGCCCATTCAATGTTCCTTCTTCGTGATGGTTGATATGTTTTTCTAACTTGTCATCTACCCGATTAACTGTTTTGAAAATCATTCTTAACTGCGACTGAACAATGGCGTGATCTTCACTATTAGTTTTGTTTGCTTCTCTTGCTTCTTTCTTAAACGACTGCATAAACCCAACAATGATTGCGCCTATCGCCCCGATAATGGCAACAACTATTGCTGAACTATCCATCAGATAGCCTCAGCCGTTAATGGTATCGCACTAAACGCTGCTCGCATAGCCTCAGCATCATCAGCCATCTTTGGGGATATCTCAAAGTGCAGCCAATCGCCCATCGGCGCACCGTGAATCTCAGACTTCGTATATACAGTCCAAGCCTTACGATCACACCGCCAGCCTCTACCGTGAGGAATCGGGAAGTAATCCAAGATGCACTCAAGCCCGAAAGCGTCAGCGTGCTTTACAACAAAATCCATCGCCTCCATCGCCTGCTTACGACCACCATCTTTAATACCTTTAGTGTTTGAACTGTCTTTATGATTTGGCATAAATCTGAAAGATAGATCAACTGCACGCCCTGTAGCGTGCACCGATAATGAACCTTGTTTGCCTCGCATAGAACGATTAACAAAACTTCCGTTATTCCACAGCGCAGGGTAACGCTTGCAAAGTTCTTTAATAAAAACTGTTAAACCTTTACGCTCGCCAGTTCCCAAACCATCTTTGTTACCTGTGTACGCTCTAATCATTTTATTCGGAAACCTTTTTACCATTACCGCCGAACGCATCAGATATTTCTTGTGTACTCAAATTGCCATCAACAGAAGCACGAGCAAGTTTTTCTGCGACCTGTGCAACTGCTGTGAATCCTGCGAGCGCTGCTGCTTTCCAAACAGGGATACCGCCAACAATCGCTGAACCAGTAATGATCGCTAAAGCGTTTGCCATAAAAAGTGCGGTCAATCGTTGTGCTATGTCTTGTGCTTTTTTCATCTGCTAGTCCTTTGCGTTGAAGGTAAGCACCGAGTGTATAACAATCGCAACACCTGTGAGAAGCATCGCCTGTTTAAAAGTTGTGCCCGACAAAGTGATCAGCACTAGACCTGTGCCAGCCAGTGTCCAAGTGTTATCAATCAAATAATCTAAAAGTTTTTTCATCTAAACCTCTTTACAGGTGGTGGCAACATTGTCATCAGACTACCAACAGCAACAAGGCTGCGCCGTTGTGACACAGGGATACTAGAACCAACAGCAACATAGTTTTCAAATTGTGAACCAAAAATATCTAAAGTTTTTTCAAACGCTTTCTTCACTTTTGTTGGCGCATCTTGAACAGCCAAAATGAATTGTTCTGCTTCCTGATCTGTTAAAAGTTCAGGCACAATATTTTCAAAGACCTGTTCTGCTTGTGTCTCGGTGATCGCTTGAAGAACAGCAGGTGCAGTTGCCAATTCAAGTGCTTGCGTTTGGCTTAAATCTGATTGCACAACCTCACTAACGATTGCCACAATCTGTTCAGGGGTTGCCACGCTCAACACTTTTATTACATCAACAAACACTTTTTGATCAATCGGTTGCGGTGCTGCGTCTTTGTTGTTGTTCATAACTGTCAGTTTCAATTCTGTTGAAGGCGTAATTAGTGAGGGTGGTACAGGTAGGGTAGCGACCGAAACAGGGCTTAAAACGCTTCCTAGAGCGTCTGCTGGCGAAGTCGTTGAAGGCTTTACTGGTTCTGTAGGCTGATCTGATGCTTTTGTTGTTGTCGTTGATCTTGTGGGTAGTGGCAGGCTGGTCGTGGTCTTTATGGTTTCTAATGTGGCTCTTGTTGTGGTGGTTTCGGGCATCAGTGAAGAAGTAACAAATGTTTCAACTGATGTGGTGGTTTCTAGGCGAACTGTTGTCGCTGGTAAAGTTTTGGTTGTTGTTTCTATCTCAGGCATCGGGGCGATGGCTATGGGCTGAGGTTCTAGTTGCGTTATCGGTGTGGGTGTGGGTGAAGTTGTTACAGGTGAAACTGAAGTCGTAGTTGTCTGTGAAGGTATTAGAACAGTTGTGGTTGTGGTGGCAGTCGTTGTGGTTGTTGCTAGTTGAGTTGTTGATGTTGTTGTGGAAGTTTCTGCAGGAAGGGTTGATGTAGATGTTGTTCCAAGCGATGTCGTGGTTGTGGATACTTCTAGTGTTGTGGTTGTTGTGGCGATGGCTGAACTCGTAAACGCACTATCGGGAACAATCTGCCAGCCCTGATCATTGATATTCCAAGCCAACATAAAACAAGTTAAACCGCCTCCTTCATAAAACCAGCCATCAAGCAAATAACTGTTGCCAACAAACACTGTTGAAGTTTCAGCAGACCACGAGCAACCTTTATTGTTCCAAGTGCCGAATTCTGTTTCACCGATCTTGACTGTGCCACCATCATCAGCAGCAACCTTAAAACTTATTGTTTGATTCTCAGGGATTGTAATAAACCCTGTGTAGTGAACCATAAACCAATCTGCGCCACATTGTTGAAATGGTTCGCCGTCAAAGTTTCGGTTGATGTTGTTCTCTGTTTCACTACCGCAAGAAACATATTGAAGATCAGATTTGTTTGGTGGTGCAGAAGTGATCTTGTAACCAACAGCGTTCAACCCTGCTACAGGTTCGGCGTGCGCTGTCAAAGGATAGAAACTGAACAACACAGCAGGAAGCGGAACAAGCCAGCGACTAAATCGTTTCATTTCTGTTCCATTTTCGGAATACTAGTGTAACGATAATGGCGTTAAACGATGTTATAAGTACGCATCAGACACTACTGTTCGTCCTCATTTAGGGGTACAATACCGCTAATCAGGCAACATTTATACCGCAACTTGTGGTGCTTGAATCGTGCCATCATCACAAAAGAAACACTCAGGATTCAAACCCTTTGCAATCGTCATCGCCTGCGTGTTTGTCATTGTAGAAAAGTTCCATTTATCTAAACCTGTCAGATCACAATCAGACCAAACATAGCCAACAACTGTTTCAGAATCTTTCATAAAACCACCCGATGCTTGACCGCCACGACTACGAATCAAAGGCTCAGGAGTAGAACCCTCAGGTCGGCAAATTGTCCACTGTGCATATTTCATAATAGTTCCTTTGCTTTTTCTTGTTGCGCTTGAATCATAGGTTGAAGAACACCAATCTGATCTAATGCTTCTAGGTGCGCCCAACCTGCACCGCCAGCCATCATCTGCAAATTGGCTTGCCTGCCAAGTCGTGCCTGCCAATAATCAGGTTGCGACTCATCTATCTGTTGGCGTGTGAAGTGAGGCATCTGGTCATACATTTTGATTAACTCATCAAGTTCACGGCGTGCGCCGATAGCGACAAGTCGTGTTCGTTCTAAACCTAGTTCTTTAATGTCAGCATCTATTGAATCAATCTCGTCACCTGTTGCACGAAGTTTCGCTATCTCTAGTTCAGTTTTCTTGTTCGCCATACCGACTTCTTTGATCGTGTAGTACAACGCCTCTAGTTCTCGGCACACTTGAACGAATTGCATTTCTGGTGTGTCGTGTTGCCCAACCACGAAGCGTTCCAGTTGGTATGGGGTTCGTGGCATTTGACATTCAATGAAAGAGAGTTGGATATCTTCACGCATCAGAGAACCCCACAATCAGCAAAACCACAATTAATATTTTGTGTCGCAGCAGTAAGAACTGCCGACAAAGTAGATTTAGTATCAGCAGGAAAAGCAATCTTATCTACACGATCTAAACGAGTCGGACCAGTAGTAACACCACCAGCAACATAACCAGCAACACCATTATCAGAAAAACCTGCTGGAGACTTACCGACAACGCTCGTCAATGTTGCACTCAAGGTACTTTTGGTGTCAGAAGGAAAAGCAATTTTATCTAATCGGCTCAAAAATCCACCACTATCTTCGCCACCTGCGGTATAGCCAGCAACACCATAATTTGAAAAGCCACAAATAAAATCTGCTGCTGTCGTCAATGTTGCGCTCAAGGTACTTTTGGTGTCAGCAGGAAAAGTTATTTTGTCTATACGACTAAATAAGGTTGCACCGCTAAGACCGCCAGCAATATAACCTGCAACACTAGTATCAGAGAATCCAGCAGGTTCACGAACAACAGTTGTTAAAACTGCACTAATAATTGTTTTTGTGTCAGCAGGAAAAGTTATTTTATCTGTCCTATCAACTGCTACGCCACCAGCATTGTCAAATCCGCCTGAAATATATCCTGCAACACCTGAGTTAGCAAAACCAGTTGCCGAGTAAATGATTGATGATGTTGTTGCAACCAAAGTAGTCCTCGTGTCAGCAGGAAACGAAATCTTGCTGATCGTATTCACCGATGGGTCATCACCTCCAGCCGAGTAACCAGCAACGCCACTGTTCGCAAAGCCAGCAGAGAACGCTATGTTCTGCGTCAAAGTTGCGCTCAAGGTACTTTTAGTGTCATTTGGAAAAGCAAACTTATCTATACGATTTATGTAACTAGGTGTTTGACCGCCAGCGACATAACCTGCAACACTCTGACGACTCGTATCACCTGACGGCATCCAGTCACTCAGATATGTTGAAACTCTAGTGCGAGAACCGAACCTAGACATCTCTGACCCTAAACAGTAATTCTGTTTGCGTATCCGTGTAACAAGATCACATTGGCAGTACCAGCGAACGCTTTAACAACAAGCGAGTTCTGCAACAACAAACCAGCGCAAACCAAAACAAGCCCCGACTCAGCAGCAATAGATAATTCAATGTTGCCATCAGGTGCAGTAGCCTCGCCCCACTCTAAAGTTAATTTCACTGCCGAAGCAGAACTGTTTACCGCATACAACCAAATTTCGTCAATGTCGCTAGTGCCCGAAACTGCTGTATGAATCGTTGTGCCAGCCGTAGCAGTCGCAGCAACCTTGATCGCTTTACCGTTAGTGCTACCTGAAAGAAGTTGTTTGCTAAATGTTGATGCCATAATTTCCTTTTGTTATCCGAATATTTGACTAGCCAAAATACCTTGATCACTGTCAGCAGCACCACCCGAACCACCAAGATTAGCAATCCAAGTATTAGTTGCCTGCTTAATCAAAGTCGCCACCTGATACTGACCAAGAATAAGCGAAGTGGAAAGCGAATTAACTGTCACGCCTGCGCCAGCAGTCAAAGTCACTGCGCCTGCACCCAACTGAATAACCTGTATGCGAACACCAACAGCGAACGCTACAGAGGCGTTTGGTGGAATTGTGAGCGTGCTTGCTGAAGCGTTGCTCATCGTAACCTGTTTACCTGAATCCGTTAAAATTAAAGTGTACGAAGTTCCAGTTTGCGTGTTTACATCATCAGACCACACGCTGTCCTGCAGCGTGTTCATTTGTGCAGCGGTCAGGATTTGCGCTGCTGTAAAGGTTTGGCGTGCCATTTCGGTTATTGTACACTACGCAAGGGCGTTGTCGCCATCAAGCGTGCCGAACACGGCATCATCAAGAATTAACTGATACAAGATTTCAGCATTAAACAAACCAATAGAAACACGATGTTCGCCTGCTGTGATCTGATGATTCAATCTTTCTACCGCATAAAAATCTGTCACCGAAGCAGGCGAACCAGTAGTGAAAGTGCGCTTAATAGAAACTGTGTCTTGCAACTCTAAAGCGTTAATCGTGTTCCTATCGCCTGCTGACATCGCAGAAACCACTAAACCTAGATCATCAAAACGGTACTGCGGATTCTTATACAAGCCCAACAAATAGTTCGCCAAAGTAAGCGCAGCAGTATTATCTGCCAGCAACAAATCGCTCAACGCCAAAGTAGAAACACCGAACTCGGTTTGCGAGGCAGCATCATCAGCAGGCTGAACAACACCACCTTGAACTGTTGCCTGAACCCTGTTATACAGAAACTCTTGACCGTAAATAACCGATAACGCTGTGTAAGGAATGTTTGTGCCATCATCAGCAAACACCGCCGAGATAGTCGCAAAGGTTGCTGAAAGACGATCAGTGAAAGTTAGTTTGCCATCAGCAGAGATAAAACAAGCACCCTGTTCACTTGTGGCGATCTGTTGCAGATATGTTAAGGCGTTTGTGTTGGCATCAATTTGAAAAGCACCTAGCGTTGTTAAACCTGTAGCAATATCTCTAGTCGCAG